CTTTACGCCAAATGTTACATAGTGTAACGGTACCTCAAATGGTTGCTTACGCATCTCTTTGAGCTCTTCCCCCAACGAACAGTTCACTAATCTGTTAATTGAGTAGAATGAGGACGTGACGATCCTCTTTTTCATCCTAGTTTGTTCAAACTGTTACTTATTTGTTAGTAATGTTCGAGACCAAACCGAATGACCAGGTGTAATCCCCATCGGGACCGCCCAGGACTTGTTTGTTCATCTAGTTCTCAGAACTAGTCTTTACTATTGAAGTAATAACATAGATCTGTGTTCTATCAGATTTATAGGAACCATACCATAATATTGACCAAATTATATCTCATTCCGAAAGGAGTGTTAATAAGAGTAGCCTTATTATGGTGTTGTAGCAATACTCACTAATATCTTAGTGTTAGGCAGGTACTCTGGTGTAGAGGGTTTATATCTACATAAAGAGTATCCAACCTAGAAGGTAGCTAACCTTCCCTTTCCCTAACTAGGGTGGCTGCGGCCCGACTAATTATTAGTTGGAAACCGAAGTTTAAGAAGTGAAATACATAACCTCAAAAATGATTAAAACAATCAAATTTAGATTAAGTAAGTTAAATTTAAAACTTAACTCACACCTTAATGCCATGCTATTCGTAAAAGATAGCAAGCCAATACTTAACCATACATTAATGTTGGTTAGAATATTGGTTGGGAAGATAACCCCTAACTGGGTTAGATTAACTGTAATACTAACACATAGGATGTCACTTGTCTTACGATCTCAGGGTCTTAACGGTTACGTTAAGCATCTTAAGGTCTTAAGCGTAGTGATTCAGCAAGTAGCTGGTGGGCACTATCAAAAGGATCTTACCTCTTTGGGTCCTAGAGTTTCTAGGACTTCCGGAGGTCTTCCTCGTATACTTCCTTTTGAAGTTAGATCTCAAATTAGGGCAGGTAATCCTCTATATATCAAATGAAGTTTAACTTTATTTGCTATTTTTAGAGTTTTAAGATTTCCTGCTTATCCAAAATTTAAGACCATAACATCACCAAGGACGGTATCCCAACAAGGAGAGTATAGGCTATACAGTTACATTCCAGTATTTACGGGACTCTTTATCCCGAAAGAAAAGATGACGACTGAAGCTCTAATGTCTCCTGATCCATTTCCAATATTTACCAGTAGTCCAAATTCAGATGTTCCTAGTGGTGAAGTTTCTACTTCTCCCTTAAGTATTCTGAGATCTGGAGTTGCCTTGTGGTTTACACCACATATAAACTCTGCTTTGTCACAGTTTGTATCGTTATTACCTTATTCATCTTCATATAAGAATATGGAAATGGTAGTAAGGAGATACTTATCTGAGCGAATCGGAGGGCAGTTAATTCAACTGGTGAATGTATCTTCAAGGTATGTGGAGAATTATAACATCCCCAAACCTGAGAAGACACTAAATATTGGTAAGTTAGGTCTGTTGGCCGAAGCGGCAGGGAAGGTGAGAGTGTTTGCTATGGTCGATTGTTTTACTCAGTGGGCTCTGAAGCCCCTTCATAAATGGTTGTTTTCGGTTTTACGAAGGCACCCAGATATTGATGGGACTTTTAATCAAATGCATCCTCTTTCGAGAGTACCATTTGATGGAACCTCTTTGTTCTCTTTCGATCTTTCAGCCGCCACAGATAGGTTACCAGTCTCCCTTCAAGAGAAAATTCTTTCCGTTTGTTTCGGGAAAGAGTTTTCTTCCTTATGGAGGACTATACTTGTTGGTCGGACCTACTTCGTAAGGTATAAATCTGTTTCAGGTAAAACTGAATCAAATAATTTATCTTACGCAGTCGGACAACCAATGGGTGCCTTATCTAGTTGGGCTATGTTAGCATTAACACATCATTTTATTGTACAGTGCTCCGCTTGGATTTCTGGTATTACTCCGAAAACAGAATTGTTTAAGGATTATGCAGTTTTAGGTGATGACATTGTGATTTGAAATAAGGCTGTTGCTGACACTTATCTTAAGGTTATTAATTCCTTAGGTGTAGAAGTCGGTTTAGCTAAGTCTATTGTGTCCCTTAATGGGAATGCATTAGAGTTCGCTAAGAAAACTTTATTTAAAGGGGAGGACGTTAGTCCGATTCCTTATAAAGAGTATTCAGCAGCTTTAGATAAATCTGCCTCCTTCTGTGAATTTGTGAAGAAATATAACTGTTCCGAACCCGTCATTAGACGGTTATTGGGACTTGGTTATAAATCCTCTGCAAATACGTCGAGGTGGAAAATTTGAATTATATTATCAACATTTCCAAACACCTGGAAAAAGGTTGAAGCCATGTTTACCTCTCTCTTTTTGGAGGTGACTGACTCTACCTTATCCTTTTCCAAACGATGGGACTCTCAAACAAAGTGGTTAACAGCTATGGATAATTTTCTTTTATTAACATCTTCTTTATATAAGAAGGTTGATAGGATGTGAGCTGAAGCGGCACAACAAAGTGCTCATTTTGCTACTCACCCTGATCCTTGAGTTAAAATGATCTTTAGGAATCTTCATGGTAATTCATTACCATCATTGATTCAGGATCTATTTTATTCCCGAGGAATCATAAGAGAATTACAACATAACTGGACTGAGTTGGTATCCATTGTCAATCTTGACAGATGGGTCCATGAAGTCTCAAAAAATCTTAGAAAAGATTCTATTTTTAGAAAATTTAGAAAAACTTCTGGTTTTGATTCCACTTTTAAATCTCGAGTTCCCGGAGTTGGTGCAGTTCATTATATTGATCCTGATGTAATTAGATTTTGGCCTCGAATTTCGGCCGCTTTAAAATTATATCAACAATATGAGAATAAAATATCTAGAATACAAGTAAACCAGCTATTTAATCCTACCCATAAGGTGTCCTTGAGTCCTCAAGCTTCTGAGCTTAAGAGACTTCAGACCCTTTGGGATACATGGTCAAAGATTGTGTTAGGTCCAGTTATATCGAAATCATTGATTCCAATTAACTTAAGTATGACGAGAGCATTTGTAAGAAGATTCTTCTTTGCATCATCGTCCGCATCCCAGGGCCTAGTGGCTAGGGGATTTGTTTTAAGACGTTTAAGTACACCTCTAAAATCCTTTTCAAAGTTCTTTGATTATAGAACGATGTTTTGGTTTATTGGTATGGAATTTATATATTCCTTCCTTTTCGCGTCTTTTCTATACTATCTAGGTGCTATTGTTACCGTTATAGTAACAGCCCTATGGTATGGAACAAATCACCAAAGTTTCTTTGCTCTTGGTTTGATACCATTTGAACCAATATTAGATATGGCTAAAGCAACATATGTTGAGCTTTATAGGTTCTTAATCAGTTCCTATAATTCTTATATGATGACACCATCGATATCCCCCGTTACATCAATCAAGACGATCCTATTTACCATTTATGGTATTCTAGTCTCTTCTTCAATTGTTGATAATTGGAGCAATATAGTTATGGTAGTTGGTCCGTTGTTGCCATTATCTTGGACTGATTGACCTGTTATACTTGGGACTCCAATGGGTATATTCTTTAAATTTGGAATATTACCTATTTGGCAGATCCTTTGGATACCTGTTAATTGGTACCAAGGTACAAATATCTTAGGTGAGATTATTCCTTCGATTCCGTGAATAAGTTCTCCTATCAGATTGATAGGAAACTTTATCTCGGATTTGAAGTTGGAGTCTTTATATGCTCTAAATGGATATACTGGTCCGTCCCCTTTCTTTTGGGTCGAGAACATTATATCACATGATCCCATCCCTCTTGATTTACCTATACATGAACAAAGTTCTGAATCTCCTTGGGCTTCACAGCCTAATGAGTTAGTTCCTGAGTTCCTGGAAGGGTCATCAATGGATGAAGGATATAGAGAATATTTCAATTCTCCTGATAGGGGGGATGAAACCCCCCGCCCCTCATCTCCAGTGGATGATGAATGGGTAATAATCGAACCGGTCCCTGATTCTCCTCTTTCCAGATTCCAGAATATCTTATGCAGACACCCTGTATTATTTTGGATGATAGGATCAGGATTATCATACCAGTTGGTCATGATGGTTGCTCCTCCCGTTTTAGGGATGGGTATGAACTTAATTGCTCAATAACCAGTTACGGTAATTCTTCTCAAACTAACTTTATAGAGATATAATGTTAGATAAGTATCGATTACGCATCTGAGCGTGACCTTCCT